GGACTTAGAGGTGAAGATCACATATACTTAATGAAGGAACATTTCTATCAGGCATTAAATGAAACGGAACATTTGGAAGAGATGGAACTTCGAGAAGGAAATAAATATTGGATTGATCGGTTCTTTGCCAAACACCTTGTTTTGGTTTATTATTGGATCATGGTTGGGTATTATCTTGTCGATCCTCTTAACGCTTATGATATCAACATGAAGATTGAAGCACATGCTTATGAAACTTATGTTAAGTATAATGCATGGCATCCAGAGGATAAGAAGATAGCAGAGATAGCAGAAGATGAATTAAAGCATGCGAAAGAACTACAACACGCAATGTCAATGATATGATTGTTTGGAGTATTGTATGGATGATTGCAATACTTGTAATTTGTGTTAGTATTGTGATATACTACATACTAAGATTCGATCACTTCTGGCCAAATGAATAAAATTTATGCAACTTGTATTATTGGTGCAGTAGCATGGTGTGCTGCAGCACAAGCTTGTAGTCCTCGTTTGGATGGGGGAGAAACTTATTGCCCTCCTTTTGATGAACCTCTTAAACCTAAACCTACTTTACCAAAAGAAGAGATGAGAGGTGAACTTGATGTTTATAATATTCATCATTGGACAGCGATACAAGGTATGTTTATCAGAAATCAAAGAAGAGAAGAAATAGAGAAAAATATGACTCATCCGTCTGATGCTATAAATACAGCTATAGAATCATTCATGGAGTTAGATCATGGGAGCGATGGTGCCACCGAGCAGGAAGAGTTGCTACAACTTTAGAGTAGTGTCGATAGATAGAGTAGTTGATGGAGATACAATAGATGTCACCATTGATCTTGGGTTTGATTTATATAAGAAAGAAAGAGTTCGTATTGCAGGAGTTGATACTCCTGAGAAAAGAACAAGGGATTTAGAAGAGAAAGCATTAGGTATTGATGCTACAAACTGGATGAAAGAACAATTGGAGGGAGCAATAGATGGAGATGATGAACTCGTTATACGAACTGAACTCAAAGGTGGCATGGGTAAGTATGGTCGGTTGCTTGGTTGGTTATACGTTGGCGATGATAATGTATCACTCAACGAACAAATGATTGGTGAGGGATATGCCTGGCCATATGATGGTGGTACAAAGAAAAAAGACTTTGAGGAACTACGAGAACTTCGTAGATCTCGTGGCACATTGAATGAAGGATAATGATCAAACTTCTTAGATTATTATTGACACCTTTTATTTGGTTCAAGAATATAATTGATCCACAATGGTGGGCAAATCTTATTGGTAATAAAACAGGATTATTTCAACGTGCAAGAAATAATAGATATAGACGATGGTTAGAAACATTACCACCAAGAAAGAAGATTGCTATTGAATTAGGTGTTGCTTTACCTTTGATGATTCTAATGGATCACTATATTCTTATGCCTTATCTTGGCATGGCAATGTTGCCTTGGAACTGGGATTGGAGTGGAGGATGAGTACTAAACAAGAAATATACTTAGGTAATCCTAATCTTAAAAAAGCAAACGTATCGACTCAGTTTACTAAGAAACAAGTTGCTGAGTATATGAAGTGTGCTCAAGATCCTGTATATTTTATTAGAACATATATTAGAATCGTTTCACTAGACGAGGGTGTTATACCATTTGACATGTATAACTTCCAAGAAGACATGGTGACTAAATTTCATGAACATAGATTCAATATTGCAAAACTACCTCGTCAGTCTGGTAAGTCTACTATTGTTACAGCATATCTACTATGGTATGTTCTCTTTAATGCTAATGTAAATGTCGCAATCCTCGCAAACAAAGCACCAACTGCAAGAGAAATGTTGGGCAGGCTACAACTTTCTTATGAGAATCTCCCAAAATGGATGCAACAAGGTATTCTCGGTTGGAACAAAGGGTCACTCGAATTGGAGAACGGAAGTAAAATCCTCGCTTCTTCTACTTCTGCTAGTGCTGTTCGCGGTATGTCCTTTAACATTATATTTTTGGACGAATTCGCGTTCGTTCCGAATCATATTGCTGAACAGTTCTTTGCTAGTGTCTATCCTACTATATCTTCTGGTAAGTCAACCAAAGTTATTATCATTTCTACCCCACATGGGATGAATCAATTCTATAAGTTATGGCATGATGCTGAACGTGGTGCTAATAACTATGTTGCAACTGAGGTACACTGGTCACAAGTACCTGGTAGAGATGATAAATGGAAGCAACAAACTATTGAAAATACATCTGAAGCACAATTTAGAGTTGAGTTTGAGTGTGAGTTCTTAGGATCTGTTGATACTCTTATCACTCCAAGTAAGTTAAGAATAATGCCATATAAAGATCCAATTCAAGAGAATAGAGGTCTTGCAGTATATGAACAAGTAATTCCAGAACATAATTATATAATTACAGTTGACGTATCAAGAGGTGTTGGAAACGATTACTCAGCATTTGTTGTGTTAGATACAACTACAGTTCCATATAAGGTAGTAGCAAGATATAAAAACAATCAAATAAAACCACTGGTATTCCCGAACCTTATTGTAGATGTAGCATCTAACTACAATGGTGCATATGTATTATGTGAGGTGAATGATATAGGTGGACAAGTAGCAGATATTATACAGTATGATTTAGAATATGAAAATCTACTTATGGTATCCATGAGAGGTAGAGCAGGACAACAACTTGGTCAAGGATTCTCTGGTAAGAAAACACAATTAGGTATTAAGATGTCTACTGCTGTAAAACAAGTAGGATGTTCTAACCTTAAAGCATTAATAGAAGATGATAAATTAATTGTAGAAGACTATGATACTATTGCGGAACTGACTACATTCATACAAAAGGGTCAATCATACCAAGCGGAAGATGGATGTAATGATGACCTAGCAATGTGTTTGGTTATATTCTCATGGATGGCAATGCAACCATATTTTAAAGAAATGCATGATAACGATGTAAGACAAAGAATATATGAAGATCAGAGAGACCAGATAGAACAAGACATGGCACCGTTTGGGTTTGTATCTGATGGATTAGAAGAGGATCAGTTTCAAGATGCTCAGGGTGACGTATGGCAAGTTGCGGAATATGGCGATAAATCTTATATGTGGGAGTACAGGTGAAGATTTAAAAATATAAATAATCTTAGACAAACCCGATTGAACAGCATTTCAGGAGTATATAAACATGGCAACTAATCAATCATCGCCAGGTGTAGTAATTCAGGAAAGGGATCTGACCACTGTCTCTACTATTCCTACCGCGAATGTTGGAGTTATTGCAGCACCATTTACCAAAGGACCTGTAGAAGAAGTAATTGAGATTACTTCAGAAAGACAGCTCGCAGAAAAATTTGGTGAACCAAACGAAAGTAACTATGAGTACTGGTTCTCTGCAGCACAATTTTTATCCTACGGTGGTTTACTAAAAACCATTCGTGTTAATTCATCTTCATTAAAGAACGCTGTTGACACAGGTACAGCACCTTTAGTTAAGAATTTACAAGACTACGAGACAAGCATTGAAGAAGCATCCAACAACTTTTCATGGGTTGCTCGCACACCTGGTGATACAGGAAACTCAATCGGTATCTTCGTCACAGACGCAGGTGCAGACCAAGTAGTTGTAGTTCCTGCTCCTGGTTCAGGTAACGAGCATGAGTTTGTTGCAGACGCTGCTGTATCTGCTGCATCTGGTGCTGCAGGTAAAGTATTTAAGTATAGTATCATCTTAACAATTGACGATGTAGTTGGTACATTCGCACCTGGTTCAGCTACAACAATCACTATTGGTGGTTCTGCTGAGTCAGTCAATGTTCTTGCTTATGATGCTACTAATAAGAAATTAGAAATCGGTCTACCTAGCGGTGGTGTCACAGGTATCCTTGCAGATAACCAAGTTATTACACAGGGAACAAACACTGCTAAAATTAACGTCACAATCGAAAGAAAACTCCTTGTTGCTCTTAACAAATCAAGTATTGAATTTGCTGCTTCTGACGTTGTACAAGATACAAACTCAACAAACATTACTATAACATCAGTAAGAGATGAGTACACAGAGCGTGAGTATCTACCTGGCGTTAAGTGGATCAACGTTGCTCCTAGACCTGGTACTTCACTCTATGCAAATGGAGTTGGTGGATACAGAGATGAGATGCACGTTATCTTAGTTGATATTGACGGTGGTGTCACTGGAACAGTTGGTGCTCTTCTTGAAAGATACATTGACGTTTCTAAAGCATCTGATGCTAAGACATCTGTTGGAGAAACAAACTACTACGCAGAAGTAATTAAGCAGAAGTCAGAGTTTATCTACTGGGCAGAGCATGAGTCAACACTTTATGCTGCTACATCATCTGCATCTGATGGTTTATTTGGACAAACTGCAGCAAACAGACAGTTTAACTTATTCCGTAGTGCAAATGGTTCTGTAGATTATCCTGCAGGAGTCACAACTCTAGGTTCTAAGAACAATGCTACTTACTACTACAGATTATCAGGTGGAGTAAACTACACAGTATCAGCAGGACAGTATACAATTACTAATACTGATATAGGTAGTGCATACGAATTAATTGCAGATCCAGAATCACAAATCGTTGACTTTATCATTGCAGGTCCTTCTGGAACAAGTGATGCAAACGCACTTGCGAAGATCACATCTCTTGTAAATATCGCAGAAGAGAGAAGAGACTGCATGGTATTCGTTTCACCTCGTAGAGGAAACGTAATCGGAATTAGTAATACAACAACTATTACTACAAATATTGTAGACTTCTTTAAGAAACTACCAAGTTCTTCTTACATGGTATTTGACTCAGGATACAAGTACATCTATGACAAGTACAATGACGTTTATCGTTATATTCCTTGCAATGGTGATACTTCAGGTCTATGTTTACAGACTAACGAAATTTCAGAACCTTGGTTCTCACCTGCAGGATTTCAGCGTGGTGTACTAAGAAATGCAATTAAGTTAGCATACACACCAAACAAAGCACAAAGAGATCAACTCTATGCAAACAGAGTTAACCCAATTGTTTCATTCCCAGGACAAGGTGTTGTTCTTTACGGAGACAAGACTGCACTTGGATTTGCATCAGCATTTGACAGAATTAATATACGTCGTCTCTTCTTAACAGTTGAGAGAGTTATTAGTACTGCTGCTAAGGCACAACTCTTTGAACAGAACGATGAGGCACAGAGATCACTATTCATCAATATTGTTGAACCATATCTCCGTGATGTACAGGGTCGTCGTGGTGTAGTTGACTTCTTAGTTAAGTGTGACAGCACAAATAACACACCTGAGGCAGTTGACCGTGGTGAGTTCTATGCGGAAGTATTCTTGAAACCAACAAGAACAATCAACTATGTACAGTTGACATTCGTTGCTACAAGAACTGGCGTAAGTTTTGCAGAGGTTGCTTCATAAACCTCTCAAAATTTTATTTTGACTAAATATAAAAGACGGAGATCCTAATTAAAAATGGCACAAAAAGGAACAATTGATCAATTTAAGGCGAATGTCAAGTCGGACTTCGCAAGACCTAATCTATTCCAAGTAGATTTGGCATTTCCAAGCGAAATACTACAAGACTCAGACCTTGTTAACTTAGGTAAGTTTACTGTTCGTGCAGCAAACCTTCCAAGTTCACAGATTGGTGTAATAGAAGTTCCTTTTAGAGGAAGAGTTCTAAAGATAGCTGGAGACAGAACATTTGAACCTTGGACAATTACTATCATGAACGATAGTCAGTTCAAACTAAGATCCGCAATGGAATTGTGGGCAAGTTCAATCCAAGCATATAACGAGAACTTTACTTCTGCAGGTTCATTAGGAGATAATTCAGATAGTTCTGGATACTTCGCTGACATGACAGTTCATCAGTTAGCAAGAGATCTTAAAGATGGAGAGTCACCTAAGATTCTTAAGTCTTATAAGTTCTATAATATCTTCCCAAGTAATATCGCTGCTATTGATCTAGATTACGGAAACAATGATGCGGTTGAAGAATTTACTGTAGAGATGCAAGTACAATACTGGAAACCTGTAGGTGGGGCTTCAATAGCAAATTAAGCAGTTTTTGAAACCTGTATAAATATATCAGAACCAGATTTTAAATCGTAATGGCACAACAACTCTTTGGATTTTCATTACAAAGAGCGAAGAAGGTTCCAAAGGGACCTTCTTTTGTTCAGAAGGATAGTTTAGATGGATCGCAACCCATAGTTGGTGGCGGTTATTTTGGCTACTCCGTTGACTTTGATGGTACTATTCGTAATGATCATGAACTAATCACTCGTTATAGAGAGATGGTTCTTAATCCAGAATGCGATAGTGCAGTAGATGATGTAGTGAATGAGACTATATGTGGGAACTTTGATGATGTTCCTATATCAATAGACTTACATAATTTAAAACAATCAGAAAAAATTAAGAAGTTAATTCGTAAAGAATTTGATGAGATACTTCGTCTTCTTGATTTTGATAACAGAGCTTATGAAATCTTCCGTCGATGGTATGTTGATGGGAGATTGTTTTTTCATAAGGTAATAGATCCTAAAAAACCAAGACAGGGTTTAGTAGAACTAAGATACGTTGATCCTAGAAAGATCCGTAAGGTGACTGAATATGAGGCAAAGAGACCTGAAGCATTAAGAACTCAAGATCTCAATCAGCAACTTACACAACAGAGTGCATCTTACTTCTTATACAATCCAAAAGGTTTAAAGAATTCAACCAATCAGGGTATGAAAATTGCACCTGATTCAATTGCTTATTGTCATTCTGGTATACAGGATCTCAATAAAAACATGGTGTTGTCACACCTACACAAAGCAATTAAGGCAGTCAATCAGTTAAGAATGATTGAGGATAGTCTAGTTATATACAGATTATCAAGAGCACCAGAAAGACGTATATTTTATATTGACGTTGGTAATTTACCTAAGAACAAAGCGGAGCAATATCTCCGTGAGGTTATGGGTAGATACCGTAACAAATTGGTTTATGATGCAAACACAGGAGAAATCAAGGATGACAAGAAATTCATGTCAATGCTCGAAGACTTCTGGCTACCCAGACGAGAGGGAGGACGAGGTACTGAAATCTCTACGTTGCCAGGTGGACAGAATCTTGGAGAACTTGAGGATGTCAAGTACTTCCAGAAGAAACTTTACAAAGCACTCAACGTTCCAAGCTCAAGGTTAGAAACAGAAACTACCTTTAACATTGGTCGTGCTGCTGAAATCACTAGAGATGAAGTAAAGTTCCAAAAATTCATAGCACGTTTGCGTAAAAGATTCTCTGAATTATTCGTAGATCTTTTAAAAACGCAACTCATTCTTAAGGGCATATGCTCTATTGAAGAATGGGAAGAGATGAAGGAGCACATTCAGTTTGACTTTATTGCAGATAACTATTTCACAGAACTTAAAGAGATAGAAATCCGCAACGAAAGGATGAATGAAGTTGCACAAATGGATCCTTACGTAGGTAAATACTTCTCAGCGAACTATATACGTACAAAGGTTCTTAAACAAACTGAGTCAGAGATCAAAGAAATCGACAAAGAAATTAAACAAGAAATCGCTGACGGAGTTATCATGGATCCACAGGCAATGCAAGCCATGGAGATGGGTATTGGTGACGAAGAACCTGTACCTGAAGGTGGAGAAGAACCACCAGCTGACCCCAATTCTGCAGTTAGTCCCGCAGATCAAAAGAGGGGAGAACTCTAATTCTATAAATACATAATGGAGGACACTAATTATGCCTACTGACGTAGCAAATCAAATAGTAAATCACATATTCGGTGATGAAAAAGCAAAGGCAGTTGATGCAGTAAACGATGCATTAGCCGCGTCTGCATATGATGCGATTCAAGCAAAGAAACTTGACTTCGCACAAAAGTGGGGTTTTGATCCTGATCAAACAGGACAAGCTGTTGCTGATGAACTTGCTGATAAAGCAACTGATACAGGCGATGTCACTGATGTGGATTATCAAGGTCGCAAACCAGAAGATCCAGATCCTAATGAGCCAGTAGAACAA